CGGCCGCCCGCCGCATTGCCCACGCAGACGGCCCTGCCCGCCCTGCTGGGCCTGGCATCGCGCGGGTATGACAGCACCGCGCGCCGGGCGACGCCCGCATGCGTCAGCGCCCCGTGCGGCACGCCGCGCGTGATCTGACCACCAGCGATGGAAGCGCCCCGTTGCCGGCATTGCCGCCAGCGACGCGGGGCCGCTGGCATCGCATGCCGCTGCCGGCCGCGAACCGTGCCTGCTGGCACCACCGACTTGCGCATCAGCGCAGCCGGCATACCTGCAAGGTCAGGAGAACAGCGTGCATGCCGCACAGCTGGCGCAGGCGGCGTCAGCGCAAGCACCCCTGCGCGGGCGTATCTCCTGATAGATGCCCTCCAGTGGCTCCTGGGCAGTCGCGGAAGATGGCGATCACCCCAGCCGCGGATACCGGGTGCCAGCCGCCTTGATTGGCGATGCGACGACGCGGGAACCGCGCCCGATCACGCCCGTCGCGCGATTGGGCCTCACGGCATCACGGCCACACGCGACGGACTGCAGGCTGCACGCAGCGCCCTTGCGCAGGCCTGCGACGCACGCTCCGGGAGCGCGTCGGCGGGCGCAAAAAGAAAAGCCCAGCCGATGAAGGCTGGGCTCTACAGATGGTGGAGGTGGGCGGAATTGAACCGCCGTCCGAAGGCACTCCATCCCCGGCACTACATGCTTAGCTCGCCGTTGTATCTCGCCCCGGAACAGCACGGCGCGCAAAGCGCATCCCGGAACCAGCCCGCTTTATCTAGCTTGGGGCTGACGGGCAGCCACCCCATGCGATTCCGTGATGATGACCCTACGCAGCGAGCACGGACACAAGCTGTTTCGGGGCTTAGGCCTTAAGCGGCCAGAGCGTAGTTGTCGTCGTTGGCAACTATGAGTTGTGCAGCTGGATTTACGAGGAAAGCTACCCCCTCGGCATGCGCCAAGCGACTTCACAACCCCCGTCGAAACCAGTGCACCCCCGATTTCTTCAAGAATTCTTCCGTACTGATCGCCCGCATCCGCGATGCGGCGTGGACGATGCTCGACAGCGACCATGGTACGCGATGTGGCGCGATGCGTCACCTGCGCGTGCTCCGGCGGACATCTTCCAGTCATGCCCCGCCCGTGGCTTGCATCGCGGTCCGATCGTGCATGCCCCGGAAACGAAAAACGTCCGCAAACCCAGAGGCTTGCAGACGTTCTTCAACTGGCGGAGTGAGAGGCCGATTCGGCCTTCCCCAGCATTCTCTGCAAGACTCAAAACCCAGCAGTATCAAGGCCTGCGACTCCGCACCCTTATCCTGCCTTCTCATACAATCCCGGCCCGAAACATGGGGCAGATGATGGGGCAGATTCGATGGCTCGACCGATCCACCGCCTGAGTGCCCGGGCGGTTCAGACCCTGACCAAGCAAGGCTACCACGCGGACGGCGGCGGCCTGTACCTGCTCATCGGCCCGACCGGGGCAAAGTCCTGGGTGCTGCGCTACCAGCGTGCCGGCCGGCGCCGTGAGATGGGTCTGGGCTCCGTCGCGGTCGTGTCGCTGGCAGAGGCCAGACAGGCCGCCGTGGCCCAACGCAAGCTGCTGGTGACCGGGGATGACCCCATCGCCACCCGTCGGGCCGCCAAGTCCGCCGGCGCGACGTTTGGTGAGGCGGCGGATGCCTACATCGCCGCGCACCGTTCCGGCTGGAAGAACGACGCCCAGGCCGAACAGTGGATCCAGTCCCTGAGGGACTACGGCCCAGCCCGAGCCACGCCTGTGGCCGAGGTGGACACCCAGATGGTGATGGCCTGCCTGCGCCCGATCTGGGAGAAGAAGACGGTCACGGCCACCCGCGTTCGCGGCCGCATCGAGCGGGTTCTGGACTGGGCCAAGGTCCATGGCATGCGGGAAGGCGAGAACCCGGCCAGGTGGCGAGGGCACCTGCAGAACCTGCTGCCAAAGCCGTCCAAGGTCACCAAGGGGCGGCACCACGCGGCCATGCCCTACGCCCAGATGCCGGCGTTCATGGCAACGCTCGCCGAGCGGGACGGCAGATCGCGGCGCGCGCTCCGCTTCACTATCCTCACTGCCGCCCGAACGGACGAAGTGGTCGGGGCGCAGTGGTCAGAATTCGATCTGGATGCCGCGGTCTGGACCATCCCTGCCAGCAGGATGAAAGGCGGCCGGGAACACTCGGTGCCGCTGACTGCCGCCGCTCTCGCGATCCTGAAGCCCCTGAGCCGGAAGGAGCCGCCCTTCAAACTGTCGGAGAACTCCATGCTGTACCTGGTCCAGAAGCCGGCACCTAAGGGCTTGGGGCTGCCCTACACCGTCCACGGTTTCCGCTCCAGCTTCCGCGACTGGGCAGCCGAAACGACCGAGACCCCGAACGAGGTGGTCGAGATGGCTCTGGCCCACGCCATCCGGAACAAGGCCGAAGCCGCATATCGGCGCGGCGCCATGCTGGACCGACGGCGCGTCCTGATGGAAGCATGGGCCATGTTCTGTGGCTACCAATGAATACGTCCCTACCCCCCGAATTCCACTGGCGCCCCCACGTCGGGCAGACCAAGGCGCTGCAGTACGGCCGGCACATGATCGCCATGGTGGACCCAGATGGCCCTGTGGCCCTGTCGACGCGCAACGTGGGCACCAGGAACCTGACCCGGAAGTCTCACCGCGACGGGGAGGCTGCCACCCGCTTCATCAACGCATGGGCAGCGAAGTGGCGGGACCAGATCGTGGCCCAGTACGACGGGCTTGGAGTTGGATCGCCCCTCGTGCCCCAGCCACCCACTGAGCCGCAGACATTGCCGTTCCAGGTTCCGGCGAGGAAGCCGCGAAGGCGGCGGTAAGGCTGGGCCAGCTACGCAGCGATGCGGTGCTCGTAGTAGGGGTGCCGCTTGTCATCGAAGATGGCGTACAGGGCCTGCAGGTTCGCAGGGTCCGGATTGAGCCAGGCGTCGACGTGCTCGGGCTTGATGTTGATGATCGTCCGGTCATGGCCGGCCGCGGCCACCTCAGGCTCCGGGTCGTCCGTGACCGCGGCGAAGCTCAGCAGGTCGGGCTCCTGCCCCTTCGGGTCTGTCCAGTGGGACCACAGGCAGGCGATCAGCATCTGCTCCCCGGTCCTGGGGACGAACTCGAGCACGCGATTCTCTCCGTCGACCTCGACGTGCTCGTAGAAGCGGTCGGCCACGATCAGGCCGTGGGTTCGGCCGAAGGCAGGCGCCCAGAACTTCTCCAGGCTGTCCCGGCGGGCGTTGTAGGTGCCCGGGAACTTGGTGTCGTAGAAGGCCGGCTTGCCCGCCAGGCGGCATTGGTAGCGCATGGGCTTGACCACCAGCCGGCCGCCCTCGCTCACCAGGACCGGGCAGTAGTACCCGGGGAACATTCGCGAGTCCTTGGCTTCAGGCCGCGACCGCTTCAGGTCAGCGATCCGCCCCTTGATCTGCTCGATCTTGTTGCCGGCGATGCGCTTCTCGTTCTCCGCGGTCTTGGTCGGCTTGGTGGCCAGCTTCCGCTCGGCATCGGCCAGGCGCTTGGCCTGGCGGAACAGCTCGGTCTCAAGCTGTGCGACGTCCTCGGCGTCCCATTGGCGAATCTCCTGCGCTATCCAAGCCACGTCGGGGTCGTCCGAGGCCAGGAACGACAGGTCCAGCGCCCGCGGGGTCTTGGGCCTGCGCTCGTTCCCCTCGTCGCGCAACCACATCTTGGCGAACGCCTTCTTGTCGAGCACAGCACCGAACTTGCGAACGAACTTGGTGTATGCCGCTTCGATCTGGGCTGAGTAGCACATGGGAGCCTCCGGTGTTGACCGGAGGATAACGCCACCGCCGTAGGATCGATGCCATGACCCACCTGACCCGTTCACAGCTCGATGAGCTGCTCCAAGGCCTGCGCGACCAGGCCGCCCGAATTGCCCGGGAACTGCCCGCGGCGGACCTGGCAGATGCTATCGCCGGCGAGGCCTAGGCCTTGGAGCATCGGGTAGCGGCGAACGACTCCGACCACTTCCACAGCGAGGTCGCGGCGATCATGCTGGCGTTCGGGGCCGTGGAGCCGGAGGTGAATCATGAGTAGCCAGCGAGCCGACTACGACCTGGCCTTCAACGAGCTGCAGCATGCGGTGTCCGAGCACGGCCCCGGCCCAGAGCTGGATGCAGTCCTGGGAGCGATCGAGGACCGCCTAATCGGCCGGTATCCGGAGGACGAGCACGCGATCCATGAGCTGATTGCGTCGTGGCTGGTCACCCTGCGTGTCCAGACCAGCCTGCAAGGCTTCATTTGAGGTTGCCATGTTGAGCCAACAGGAGATCGAGAACCGGCTAGCGGAAATCGAAGCAGAGATACCCAGGCTCCGCCTGGATATGAACACGTTCTACCGGGAGTTTGAGGACCTGACGGACCGACTCTGTGAAGACGTCCGCGATGACCAGCAGGAGTACGTGCTCGACCGCCTGCGAGAGATGGTCGACCGTGCCGGCATCAATGGGTGAGCCCTGGTCCCCGCTGCCCCGCGAGTTCTACCGGAGGCATCCCACCGCGGTAGCGCCTGAACTGCTGAACAAGATTCTCGTGCGCGCTGACGGGAGAGCTGCCCGCATAGTCGAGGTTGAGGCCTACGCGGGCAGTGAAGACCCCGCCGCCCATTCGCACCGCGGCAAGACCGCCCGGAATGCGACGATGTTCGGCCCGCCTGGCCACCTGTACGTCTACTTCTCCTACGGCATCCATTGGGGCAGCAATGCGGTGTGTGGCGACGTTGACGATGGCGCGGGTGTGCTTCTGCGGGCCGCCGAGCCGCTCTCGGGTCTGGACCTGATGCGGGAGGCTCGGGCTGCCGCCAAGCGCGACCGCGACCTGGCCAGCGGGCCGGGGAAGCTCTCTCAGGCCATGGGCCTGGATCGCTCGTTCGACGGTGCCGACCTTGTCACCATGGACCGGGGCGTCTCCATCGTGAGCGACGGCACACCGCCACCGGTGGACCCCGTGGTGAGCCCCCGCATCGGCATCAGCAAAGCGGTCGACCTCCCGTGGCGGTGGCACGTACGGGACCACGGCCACGTCTCCGGCAAGCGCTCTCCGCGCACGTAGCGAACCACGTCCCGGTGAGGTCCATGGGCGCCAGCTGCCCCCGCGTCCATGCGGGAGCCCGGCGGGGTTTGGCCTGGACTGTCAGTCGGCGCGCTGGTGCTGGCCGGCTCACAGTAGCCGGCCCAAGGTCCACGAAATGTCAGCGAACCCAGCACCGCGCTATCGGAGTAGGACCTTGCCGCGGCGCGAATCCGGCGCACATGGCCAGGCTTCCGTGTGTTCTCCGTCGCACTTCGGGACTTTCGTTGGTCGAAGAAGCGACCGTTCCGAACCGGCTCCTACGTGAATCCGTAAATCGCCTAGGCGCCTGCGCTGCGGACACTTCCGCTCCGACCCCACCCTGCAAGTTGCCGGGACCGTTTACGCACGGCATACGAGCCGATCACGACACCTTCACTCCCACCCCCGCGTGCTCGACTTAAGTTCGACCTGCGGGGGAAGGCGGCAAGGAGTCTGATATGGGATACAGCGCGGAATACCTGACGAACGAAGAATGGCTTCAGCTGCAGGCGGCATACCGGCTTCACGGGAACGGGCCCGGCTTCTGGCAGGTGTATCAGAAGCTGCTGCATACGGCGTCCCAACGAAATGCGGGTGCGAAGGTTGACGTAGTAAACGAATTTGCGGGCGTGGCGGAGCGGATGGGAGTGCTGCCGCGAGCGATCTTGCTCCAAGCGCCTTGCTAGCAAAACGATGCGTGGGCCTCGCCCTTCTACTCTCACCATTACGGGCGAAAATTCCAAACGCCACCACGGCTCGCCCATATCGTCGTTAGGAAGTGGGCCACCCGGCGTCAACATCGTAGGCCTTCGCCGCTTCCATGGAGGAAATTCGACCAATTTCTTCATGGTGCGCGCGCTCAGCGCTGAAGCACGCCTGCACGTGGGTGGTGATCGCGTCGGCGATGCCCTGCAGGTCGGCCAGGGTGAGCGTCACCCAACCACTCTCCGCCTTGAAATCGAGCGTGGCCGGCGCACCGATCAAGGCGGTGGCGATCCGGTTCTGGTCCTCGATTCCGGTCAGCACCCGCACCCCGCCAACAGTGATTCCGCCGGTTTCGTGCTCCCAGCGCAGCGCGGTGGCACGTTCGCGAAGCCGGCGTTTCGCCTCCGCCAGGTCTTCGGACACGGCCTGCGCGGGGTGCACCAGCACGCCATCGATCAGAAGCCAGCCTGGGCCAGCGCCCCCGGCCTCCATCACGTGGTCGTAGCCCGGCAGCGTCTGCGCGAACGCAAGCTCTGCCTCGATGACGTTGACGACTACGCCGCCACGGATCAGCCCGATGCGGCTCATGGAGCGGTGTCCCAATAGATGATGTCGATCTGGCCGCGATACCCGGTGCCGCCAGTTCGAGCCCCGGCGCTGCCTGATGTGCTCCAAGCGCCACCACCCCCACATCCAATTTCAGTTGCGTCACTGCCATTCCCGACGGAATTAGCGCCCTTTCCAGCACCCGGATACAAAGAGCGTTGTTGTGGGGACGCGCCTGATCCTCCTGAACACTCCCCATACAATGCTGGTGGTGCATCACCAGCATTATTTGTGCCATATGAACCGGGAGTGCTAGTTGATACGATAGTTGTGGAAGTATTGCCATCAGCGCCTGCACCACTTTTACCGCCATTACCACTACCGTTCGTGGAAGTGGGAGTACCACCTCCTTTACCGCCACGGGCAAGCACATCGGTGCCAAGTATGCTGGTGTCACCGCCGTCACCCCCGGGAGCGACGACGGCGAACTGCGTACCGTCCCAAGCAGTAGCATAGCCACCAGGCCCAGGGGACCCAATGAGCATCGAATACGTGGTACCAGGGACAAAGTTGGTGTCCTGCTCTTTCCTTTCCCCGCCGCCTCCGCCACCACCTTTTGCGCCCGCCGCGGCCGCACCACCGCCACCACCACCGGCGCCCCGCGATATGACGTGAGCAGCTGGGAGCGCCGTCGTGGGAAACGTCCAGCTCTGGCTGGCAGTGAAGGTGACCTGTTTCCGGTAGAGCATGCCGCCGCCTCCAGGCAACGTATCACCTGCGGGGAGCTGCACCGTCTCCCCGCCGACGCGCACAAGTGGACGCCGCTCGGTCACTTACAGCACCACGTAGTCGTAGTCGTCCGTGACCAGCTCCGTGGCGCTCTTGGCCATGCCCAGCTTCTGGTCGATCTTGCCGGTGTTGCCGGCGTCCGCCGCGTCCAGGGCCACTGCGATGACGCCCCCGGCAGTGCCCAGGTAGTAGTTGGTCCCCACGGTCAGGCCGGTGAGTGCGTCGTTGACCGAGTCGAGCGGGTAGCCCGTCCCTTCCGCGTCCGCGGCGATGGACTCACGCACGAAGCCGTGGGCCGGGCGCGCGTTGGAGTTGTCGGCCAGGCGCGCCTTGAGGATCCCGCCGTCGGAGAAGCGGTTGTAGAACTTTCCGGCGCCGATCGCCTCGCTGGCAGTGATCGGCTCGCTGGGATCGGCGCCCGGGTCGTACATCGACGGATCCAGTTTGCCGTCGCTGCCCAGGGCCGGGATCTTGCCGGCGTCGCCAGCACCGGCCGACACGGTGATCGGCGTGTACTGCTTGGTCTCGCCGGCGTTCCGATAGAGGACCTTGTCCACCATTTGCTTGCTCCTATGCCAGCTTCACTGGCTCATCGAAAGTGAGGTTCAGGCGGGTCGGCGATGGGGCGTACCCAACGACGATTTCCCAGCCGGTGGTCGGCGGGGCCTGGGTGAGCGCGCCGTTGGGCCCGGCGAACACGAATCCGGGGGACCAGGACCAGCCAGCGTCATCGATCGATCCGCCGGCCTTGATGCTGATCGCGGCGCCTGCATCGCCCGCGGTGATGGAAATGCCCAGCATCCCGGCGACCGACGCCGCGTCCGTGGGATCGAGGTGGCGGACGCCATCGGCGCCCTCCGAGACCAGCCGCAGGGCCGATACCGTGGCCGCAGCGGGGCGAACCAGGGGGGCCAGCGAGACAATGGGATCACCAGCGACGCCGTCGGCGTTCTCGACTTGGATGCCCTCGCCGGCAGCGATCGAGCGTTGGTGCCACGACCCGTCGCTGCCACGCACGGCAAGGCCCATCCCGGCCAGAGCTGCCAGCTTCTGCAGGTTCGCCGGCACCTCGCGGACGAGCCTCCAGACGGTCGACGCGATGCCGCCAGTCGATCCGCCGGTGCTGCCTCCGACGCTCCCACCGGCCTGGCCGCCGGAGTTGCGGATCTGAGACTCCTGGACCAGCGAGCCGTCCGGCCAGCGCAGATTCTTGCCGACGGTTGCCCCGTTGGTGCCATCGCCGCCGACCCGGACAACGCGCCCCAGCTGGTCCTTCAGCTTGATCTTCGTCCCGGCCATCACTGCGCCACGTAGGCCCGAATTACGGCTTGGCAGGCCGCGAGCTGGTCGTCTGCGTCTCGGCCGGCTCGAACAACAGCCCCCGCAAATTCCGCTCGGCGCTGGGCGGCCGCATCACGTTCGCGGGCGGCGGCACTGGCGTCGGACAGACGCTGGGTTTCGCAGCTCGCCCAGCCGTCGCGCAGCCGGAGATTGCCAGCACGCAGGTCAGCAACAACAGCATCAGCGACGGCCGGGGCCGCGGCGCGGGCTTGTTCATGGGTCTCTCCGATGGTGGCCAAGGTGTCGGCCTGCTGGTGCTCGGCGCTGCGAGCGGTCTCTACGGCCTTGGTCTCGGCCTGGGCCTGCTTCGTGGCCTGCCGGCTCTGGGCCAAGTCGGCGGAGCGGTCGCGCCATTCCCTGCCCAGCAAGCAGCCAGCCAGGAACAGCAGGAGACCAGCGAAGATGTGCGCTCGGGTGATCATTCGCCTTGCTCCGCAATGCAGGCAGCGTGGCGCTCAAGCTGGCGCTCCCATGAGCCCCAGCACCGCTTGTTGGGCTTGCCGTTGACCAGGGTCGAGCAGTCGTAGCCAGCCGCGTACTTGAATCGCAGCAGCGCGTCGCAGGCTGCCCGATAGTGGATGCGCTGGGCCTCGGCTGTCGGCGCGGTGACCGTTTCGAGCAAGTTCCGCCGCATGCCGGACTGGCGCCAATTGCCGATCCCGTATTGCCCGGTGAAATCCAGGTACAGGTCGAACTCGCCCTGCGTCATCCGCACGCCCGGCAGCGAAGCCTTGAACCGCTCGGCTTCTTCACTGTGAAGGTTCCATGCCAGTTCCTCGGCGCGCTTCCGGGAGATCGGCGGATCTGTCAGCTTCACCGGCCGGCCGTCTTCATAGCGCGTCGATCCGAACCCGATGGTCGGCACGTCACCCTTGGTCGGAACGTGGGGCCGGGGGGCGAAGTTCTCCTTCACCTGCCAGCCAGCGAACCCAGCGGCACTGAGGATCAGGCCGGCGACCGCAACCCTGATCGGGCCCTTCGGCTCACCGGCCATCGCGGTCCTTCCTCCACTCGCGGTGCCACTTCCAGAGCAGGTAGAGGCCCTGCAAGACGATGTACCCCAGCGTGCCGGCGTACATCCACTCCTGGACACCCCAGCCGGCCACACTCGCCCCCGCCACCGCCACCATGGGGGCGGTCTTGAGGGCTGCCGCCGTAATCGTTGCTTCCGCCGCCTGATCTTTCATGCCCTGCCCCGTTCCGTTTCGGACATGCTGGGGCAGTGGGGAGTGCGGTCAACGGGGCCAAAAAGCAGAAGCCCCGCGGAAGCGGGGCTGGTGGGCTACTTGAAATCGAACGATTTTTGGCCGTACACCTTCTCTTGGATGTACTTCTCGTACTCCGCGCGACTGTCGGAAACGCTTGCAATACCGATGATCTTGCCGACCTGCGTGCGCAGTGCCTTGACTCCAACCTCAGAAAGGAACTGATGAACTTTGTCTCGTGGCTCGCCCTTCGCCGCCTTGCTGCTCTTCGCCAGATCGAAGACCTTGCCTTGGCTGTTGGCTAACGGCTTGTAGATGTGATCAATCGTTAGGTAGCGGAATTCCCAAGGGCGACCACGCTCAGGCTTTGCCAGACCGTACAGCCGATACCACTGCTCATACAGCTCTGGAGAGAATTCGCGCTCATACTCGCGCGCCTCATCGCGAACGTACAGCTTGTACGCCTCAATGATCTCTTCCTTCGTGCGGTCATAACCAGCAAGGGCATACACAAGTCCTTCAATGCCGGCCTTGGCCGATGCGCTCATGATGATCTGAGCTTGGCGAGCCATCGGCTTCTGTCGCTCCGACAACCTACCCTCTAAGTCCGCAGAGATGATTGCCTTGCAGATGTCGATTAGTAGCGTTACGTCATATCCGTTTGCTTCGACAATCAGGTTTTCGGTGCCGACGGGACGCCATTGAAATTTAAGGGGTTTTTCCAGCTTCTCCAGCAGTTCGCTGCCGACGAATGAGGCCATGACGCGACCATTAGCGAACCTGCGAATTGAATCGCCTCGGGCGCTAAGGCCAATTGCCTCCGCCATCCCAGTCTGCGTGATCACTGCCGTCTTCTTGGCATCGTTAAGCACATAGCAGTCAACATCCAAGCCGAACTCTTGCTTGAAGCTGCCTTTGTGTGTGGCCCGCAACCCCCACCTTGCCGCGCTCCCCTTCTTGGCCCGCTCGCTCCGCTGTTCGGGTGTCATCTTCTGAGCCACTACCGCTCCACCCTTGGCGCGCCCAACAAGCTCTCCCACCACCTTCTTTGCCTTCTTCTCAGCAGCCATGCAAGCATCCTCGACGTGCAATGTGCTTGCAATTAGAGGACCATCCATAACCAATTGCAAGCATATTTTTATCGTGGTGCTTGCTAGATTGGCTTGGCACCGCGTCTATCCCGGCGCCAACCATGGGTCAGCGCCGGCTATAGGTGGCGCACAGCAAGGGTCAGCGCCGGGCAGACCGGCCCCGCTGCCCTCCCCGCCGCCCTGGTGGTAGGGTTGGGGCATTCTGGAAGGGGGAGATACGGATGAGGGGAACCGCCTTGGGTGCGGTAGCAGCCTTGCTCATGACGTCCTGCGTCTGGGAACGGGAGGTGTGGACGGCGTTCGTATACCTGCCCGGTCAGTCGATGGCTGCTGAGGATGCGCAGAGGGCCATCTATGGCACCTTTTCCACGTTCGAAGAGTGTCAGGTGGCTGCCATTGACTCACTCAGGCAGCATCTCGCCCGCATGAGCGACGAAGAAACCGACGAGCTTGGGATGGGCGGTTATGAGTGCGGCGTCGGCTGCCGGTACGAGGCGAAGTACAACCTGTACATGTGCAAGGAAACCCGGAAGTAATGCTGAACAGACCTCCGCCCCAACCCTGCTACCATCGCCTCACCCGCCACCCATAGCCGCCGCCATGCCTATCTGGGACAAGCACGAAGTGACTCCTGAAGCCAGGAAGCTGGTCGATCAGGCACGCGCCGAGGCAACGCTGGAGCGGCTGGAGCGGGAGAACCCGACGCGCTGGTATCACAAGCTTCTGTTCACCTGGTATGGCCTCGCGGCCCTCTTACTCCCTGTTGCCCTGATCCTGTCCGTCATGGCCATTTTTGGCTTGTTCCGATAGCGCATCGGCGATCAGCGCAACGTCCTCGTCGCCGTTCTCCGCCGCCATCCTCTTCAGCACGTTGACCTGCGCTGGCAGAACGCCCACAGGGAGTTCCGTAGCCCGGGCCAGCCATCGCACGAATCGCGGATTGGTCATGCCGCGCGCCACCGCATTTGCCAAAGCTCCGGTGGCAATCAGTGGCGCCGTGCCACCGAAGTTTCCTGATAGGACCATCATCCCCAGCGTGCCCCAGTAGCCTGCTGCCGCAGCGTTCGGACCGGTACCGGAAGTGCTGCGCAGGATGGCGTCGCTCTGCTTGATGCGCTCGGCGACCTGCGCGATCTTGGTGATGTTCTGGCTCATCTCCGGCCCGAAACGGTTGAACAGCGCGTGCTGGGCTTCGGGGCTGAGCTTGTTCCAGTTGGTCAAGAAGCTGGCAGCCGAGAAGACCTCGCCGGCCGTGTCCTGGCCACCCGGGTTGGCCAGGCCCATGCGCTTGATCACCGCGGCGGTAACGTCGCGCTGCGCGTCCTTGGGGAGCGAGCCCATGACCTGACGCAGGACAGTGGCGCCCTCGCGGGTGCCGGCGATCGCAGCCTGAAAGACCTTCTCCGGGCCGCCATTCTTGTCCACCACCCGCTGCAGCAGCTCCAGGCGGTCCCGTGAATCCGCGTAGAACTTGTTGGCGCGACGAACCGCACGCTCTGCGCTCGGCCCGGCCTGCTTGGCCAGCTCCTGCATGTCGTCAGTGAGGGCTCGATAGACCTTCCGAAGCTGGGCGGTCGGCTTGTCCGGGGTCAGGGTGAACGAGAAAGCCTGATCCCCCAGCTGGGTGCGGATGTCCTTGACGGCCTGGTAGGGAATGCCGCTGCCGCCCGACGCCTGTGCCGCGGAGATGTCCGCAGCGATGTTGTCGGCCAACGTCTTCAGCTCGGGGCTGATCATCGCGCCAGTGGTATTCGCCGCGCCGGGGGTCGGCGTAGTCAGCTCCTTCAGAACCTCCTGCGTCCGGGTCAGGGCAACTGGCGCATCCGACGGTACGTGCTGGTCGACGCGGTCGTAGAGCTGGGCACGGAGGCCGCGCACGCGGTCCGTGTAGGCATCCACACCCCGCTCGATGGCTTTGCCAGCGCCTTCGGCAGTCGGGTCGGCGGACATGCGACGCGCGAAGCCCTCCAGCCCGGAGCTGATTTCGTCCCCCTGCCTGCTGGCAAAGCGTGCCATGACGCCACCCGAGGTCGGGCCGCCAGCCAGTAGCGTCTCGACACCCTGTCGCATCCAACTGCCCGTGCCTTGTCCGATCGACGGCGTCGAACCGAGCTGTTCGAAGTCATCGATCACGTTGGCCAGGTTCTGCCGGTTCTGTTCCCCACCTCGGAAGGCTCCGCGCAGGGTCATCGGCAAGCCAGCAGTAACTGCACTGGGCGCCAGCCCACCAGCGACCCCGGCGAATGCCTGGGCGAGCTCGCCGCCGCCGGCCTCACGGGTGGCACCGGATGCGCCGGCGCCGGCGGCGGAGCTCACGGTCTGCAACACCGGCTGCGCAGTGAGAAAGTCAGCAGCTCGTTGTGCCGCGGTGGGCGCATTGGCACCTACGCGGCTCACCGCACTGCCCGCTGCGGCCTGGGCCGGATTGGTGGCTGCCGCGCGACCAGCAAGCATGGATGCGCCGCTGCGGCCCGCGTTCAAAAGCCCACCCAGGCCCAAAGTCAGGCCAGTGCCGGTCAGCGCTTCGCCGATGTCGCCGGCAACGCGCTCGCCCGAGCTCTGCGGCTTCGGCAGGCCCAGCTTGTCGGCCAGCCAGGCGCCGGTGTCCCGGTAGCTCGCCGTCGGCACGAAGCTGTCCTTCCCGGTCAGCAGGTCCTCTAGCTTGGGCTTGTGGCCGAGGCGGCGCAGCGGATCGGTGATGGCGTAGTTGAAGGCATCACCACCCAGCGCGCCGATCAGTGAGCCAGCCCCCTGCAGCACCGAGCGCCCCCCCATCGCCACGTCGCGCAGGAATCCCGGCTTCCAGCCGTCCTCCATGACCTGATCGGCGGTGCTGTCGACGCGTGCGGTGACGTCCGAGAAGTCTGGACGCTGAGCCTGGACGGCTGGGAGGTCGACAATGCGCGGCGCATCGTTCGGGACCAACTCGAACCCCGGAGGCAGCGGCGGAAGGCCACCGGGCGCCGGCGCGGGCGGATCGAGGACGAAGCCTGGCGGAAGCGGAGGCGTGGTCATTGTGCGGGCACCCACTGGCCGTTGCGGAGTTCAAGGACCTGCCCCGTCTGGGGGTTGGTCGCTCTCTGGGGGGCACCGCCAGCCGGCGATACAGCGCCGGAGAACACGTCGCCAACTGATGCCTGACCATAGTTGCCGCGGATCATGCCGGCCTTGCGCTGCTGCAGGTCCACCGCACGGCGGTTGATCTCAGCCAGGCGCTGGAGGGCGCGCGCCGCGGTGGCCGCGTCGTTCGCGCTCATGAGCTCGTTCGCTGCACGCTGGGCGTCGCCCTCGGTCTGCACACCCTTATTGAGTCGGAGCGACTCGTTGACGATCTTGGTCTTGTCGGCATCCCACTCCGTGAGCGCCACGTCGTTCGGCGTGGAGAAGCCAAGCGACGTTCTGACCTTGCCCAGCATCGCGCCGGCGGGAGAAATGCTCAGGCTCCCGTCCTGGATGCGTCCGGTGTGCTTCTGGATGATGTCGTTCATCACCTCGGTAGAGCCCAGCGCGTCCTCGACGTTCAGCAGCTCCTTCAGGGCGCCCACCGGCAGCGGCTTCGAGCCTGCCGCAGACGACCCGCTCGGGTTCCACTGCCCGCGTCGTTGCAGGTCGAACTGCTGCTGAGCAATACCAAGGCGCCCCAGAGAAGATTGAGCACTGGCACGAGAGGCCGCGGCAGCGGCATCATCTTTGCGGATTCCCGCCAGGCCCTGCGCAGTAGTCTCTACGCCACCACCACCTGTCAGGTACTGGTTGTTGATCAGGTTCTGTCCCTGCACGGCCGCCAGTTGAACAGGCTTTCCTTCAAGCGCCGCAAGCAGGGCATTGCGAGTGTCCCAATCGGTTGCTTCGGCTGCCCGCGAACGCAGACCCTGCTGCTGAACTTCGCTCTGATAGCCGGAGAACTTCGTCGGATCGACGCCAGCTTCAAACAGCCGGGCAAGGTCACGGGGGCCGCCAAGCGACTGGATGGCATCACCGAGTCCACGTCGAGCCATCATCTCGCTTCGCTTCTTGGAAGCGTCGAGAAGCAGGTTCTCCACACGCGCAGCCTCCAGCTGCGATCGGCTGTAGGCGCTATCGCCCCGGCCGAAAGCATCGGCCAAGCTCATGCCGCCTTGGATGAGGCGGCTCAGATCGAGGTCAGCCATTCATCAGCCCCCACTTCGCCTGCAGCTGGCGATTCAATGCGTTGTTGGCGGCGCCGAAGTCGGCACCCGCCTTGGCCTGCGTCTGGATCTGCGCCAGGCTTGGCTGGCCCATCCCAGACTGCGCCGCGAAGCCCGCGCCGGCTCCCATCAGGCTGGAGGCCATATCGACCCAGGGATTGCGCTGGACGCCGCGCAGGCGCAGCTGGGCCAGGTAGTCGTCCGCGCGGCTCCGGCGGCCGATCTGGTCCAGCTCCATGGCCACGCGCGCGTCCGCTATGCCCTCGCGCTGCCGCTGCTGTGCCGGCGCATCGATGCGAGCCATCAGGTCGGCAGTCCGTGCGCCGTAGTCGCCGATGCCCAGCGCCGCGTTGTTGGCGTCGACCTGGTATGCACGGCTCACCTGCCCCACCTGGCCAAGCCCGCGCTGCGCGTTGGCCTGAGCCGCGCGCACCTGGTCGAGATACTGGCTACCGATGGCGGAGCGCTCGCTCTCCGCGCCTTGCGCCGCGCGCTCGCGCATGGCCTCGGCGATCGCCTGATCGGCTTCCTGCTGCCGGACGCCCTGCTGCCGGATCTGGCCGGCCAGGATGTTGTCCTGCTTCTTCTGCGTCTGCCGGGTGTTGTAGTAGTTCGCGCCCGCGCTCAGTGCCGTGAGCGCCAGCGGAACCCAAATAGCCTCAGTACCCATCAGCGGCCCCCAGCGCCGTAGCCGAAGCCCGGCGAGTAGTACAGGTTGTAGAAGTCCCGGTTCGCCCGGCGCGTTTCCGCCTGGTCACGGCTGGCCTTGGCGATGGTTCCGACGCCCGAGAACAGCTCGCCCAGCGCGTCGGCGTTGAGCTGCGATCGCGCGCCGGCCAGGTTGTTGCGCAGTGACAGCGCGGCGTTGTTCGCGCCGGTGGTCATGTCCGCGCCCGTCTGCGCCAGCTGGATCATGTTCATCCGGCTGGTCTCGTCGGCGTTGCGCAGCTCGTTGGCCGCGCTCTGCGCCAGGCGATCGGCGGTCAGGATGCCCTGCTGGTAGTCCTGGCCCAGCTGCCGGTTCGCGTCGACGGACGCCGAGCCGCCGGTCAACCCGTTTCGCGCCATGGCGAAGCGCAGGCTGCGGTCCGCCGCGTCATGCTGTCGGTCCAGGTTCTGCCGGTAGAAGCTGCGGCTGGCCGACAGGAAATCGTTGATGTCGGCCTCCCGCTGCGGGCTGCCGTAGATCTGGTTGATCTGCTGCATCGAACGGTTGATGTTGGCCTGCCGCAACCCTTCCTGCTGGGCCGCCTGCTGTGCTGCCTTGTTGGAACCGCCACCGGCGCCCATTACTCACCCCTCAGCTTCGAGAAATGGGCGATGTCCTCGCCCCGCACGCCGAAGTGGCGCCAGACGCCCTCCGGCCGGAATCCCAGCGACCGCTCGAACCACTCCACGGCCTTCTCCCGGGTGGTGAGGGCGCTGGTCTGCAGGCGATGCGCGCCCGCCTCGTACAGCCGATCCATGAGCCAGCGCGTGGCCTTGGTCATGGCGCGCCACTGCTGGGCCCAGCCATCCTCGGTGCCGACCATCCAGGCCTGCCACACGCCGGCACCCGCCGGTTGAAAGCCGCCCGCCGCGGCGGGAAGGTTGTCGCCCTGCAGGACGGTGAATGCGAAACCCTGCGACTTCTGCGCCGTGTCGATGAAGAACGCCGCGGCAACGTCCGGCGAGAACTCGGCCAGGCCCGTGACGGCCAGGAACTGTGCCTCCTCGTCCGCGCGCATCCGCTCCGAGAGGAAGACCAGATGCGCGGGACGGCAGGGGACGATGTTCGAGGGAAGGCGAGCGGGCAGCATGGACGTATGCTGCTGCCCGCCGGAGGGGGTTCAACGGAGTCAGGACATGCCGCGCAGTTCCTGGAGGTACAGGCCCAGCGCGTTCCACTGCCAGGGCTCGCTGCCGTCGTAGGTCAGCTTCACTGACAGAGACGGGGCGGCCAACGGCATCGGGATCACCATTCCGGGCACGGTATCCGATGGCACCGTGTACCCCGGCGTAAACAGGCCACCGTTGCTCTGATCGATGCCGAAGGAGACCGATACGGCACCTTCGCCGATGATGTCGAAGCCATACAGCATCTTGGTCACACCGGGTTGGCCGAACTCGAGCCACGGCCACTGGATGACCCCTTCGAACTCTTCGACCTGGCCAGGGGCCACTTCGTCCCCCACCTCGGTGTCGTCCACGAAGTGGATGAAGTCGCCGGAGCGAAGGTAGAGGCTGTCCCCGGCAATGGCCCAGTCATCCACCACGAACGGCAGCTCATAGCGGGACCACGCGCCCACCTGCCCCATGCGGGTCATCGAATAGACAAAGATCTGAGTACCGTCCATTTCTACTCCGCGGTGAGGATGCTGCTCGCGCGAACGAGCCCAGTGGAGGCATCACGGATCTCCAGCAGAGCCCGCGCGCCAGAGGAAAGCACGCCGTTCCGGGTCTCGGACAGGCTCTGCCACGTATCGGGGGTGATGTTCGAACTGTCCAGGCTGCCCTCCAGCATGGACACACGCAGCTCATAGAGCGCGCCGATACCGAAGACGAGGACCGAGGGAGTGGCCGTTGACCACCACTCGAACATGGGCTCGGCGCCGCTGGTGACCAGCCCCCCGGTGTTCTCGACAGAGAACTCCCACGGCGCTGGCACGTCGGCATCGAGCAACCGCACGAAGGCTTGAGCATCCGCGTAGAACGGCCCCTTGCCGTCCAACGTGAACTCGAGCAGTCCCGCCCAGGTGGTGCTGGTGAAGTAGGACGTGCTGATGTCCCAGCGGGTTTCACCGCCGGTGGAGGTGCGCGTACCGAGAATCGGCGTCGCGTAGTTCCTGTCCAGCTCCATAGTGACGCTCTGGGGAATGACGTCGCCGCGCTCGCCGCCGTCCCAGCCCGGCCGCATCCCCCGATTCTCGCGGGCAGCAAGGACGCGCAGCACGGAGGCGGACGCGAGCAGCTGGCTCGGGTTTCCCTCGTGGTCCACGAAATTGCTATTGCCCGTGGTGACGATGCTTGCCCCGATGGGATCGGAGAACTTGCTGGTGGCCACCGCATTAAGCCGGGCGGGCCTGATGACCCAGTTCACGACAATCGTCTCACCAGAACCCTCGCGCTCGATCACAATTCCCGTTCCCGAGCCGGACGTGACCGGCACCTCAAGGTTGCAGACGAACCGACCCTCGTCATTCTGGTTGTAGTAGCTCCGCAGGTCATCAGTACGGCCCGTCAAGCTGATCAGCACCGAGTCCGTGGGCGAGGTCAGCCAATCTGGGGCGTTGATGATGTTCCCGAAGAAGAGCGAGACGTTGTCGCTGTAGAAGACCAACGTCGGAACCTGCGGGACAGGTGCCGCCTGGGAGAAGGCCAACCAGTACTGGCCCATCGCCGGGTAGTAGAGGCCCAGCGGTTGGTCGGCGTCAGCTGCGGCCTCCTGGACCAAGGGATCCACGGGCATGCCCACATCACCTGCCTGGAAGTTGGTGCTGCTCGCCGCAATCCCAACCGTGCGCACGCCCTGGGAGGCCAGGAAGAACAGGTCGTTGGACACCGGCGCAATGGCGTGGTGCTGGGTGCTTCCCATCGGCAACGCGTCCAGCAGCGCCATGTTGGCCGGGTCCTCGTCCACCTGCCAGAGCTGGAAGGCCTCGGCGTTGAACACGATCAGGTTGCCGCGGTACAGCCCCATGGCCGTGACCGGGTTCGCCCCGTAGTTCTGCAGGCCCGTTGGCAGGTAGCCGGCGTCGTTGTCCGTCGACCAATCCAGCGGGTTGACAGTGGCCGAGTAGCGCACGATGTCGTCGTCCCCGCAGAACACCTTGGACGCGGCAATGGCCACGATCTTGGTGTTCGGGCAGTTCGGATCCTCCACACGACGCGAGACGGCCCGCAGGGTGACGGTGCCGTCCTTCACCATGCCGCCTTCTTCCTCAGGCCACTCCGGTTCCGTGTCGCCGCTGATGTACAGAGGCTCGGCGGTCCACACCACGCGGGTGGCGGCGATCGCCTCCCATGTGACCTCGTTGTCGACCACCTGCTGGCCGAGCACCGGCGGCCAGGCCGGCTCGCTGGCGTCGGAGAACCCAGACTCGGGCTGCACCGCCTTGTAGGCCAGATCGGCGGGAAGCCCGGCAAAAGTTCCCTCCACCCACAGGTTGCCGCCCCAGATCGCGTGGTTGTGGTCCGCGACAGACCAAAGCTCGATGCCGGCCCTGCAGTAGGCCGCACCTTCAGGGCAGATGGCCTCGCAGGTTGAGCGATGGACTGCGCCGCCGGCACCGCTGTCCACCTGGTTGCCCTTGTCGATCCTGAGCAGGACGTTGGAAGCACTGAACCAATGCACCTCCACCCAGCCCCGCGTTGCCCCAGCGACCGAGGCTCCCTGGTCGATCAGGCAGGCAGCCGTGATCTTCTTGCCGACAGGGACCACCAGCTTCGTCTGGTTCAGCGCCCCACCCCCGGCCTGGTTGCCAGGCAACTCGACGTAGGTGCGCCAGCCCCCTTTCGAGACATGCTCGGAGTAGAAGGCCGAGCCAGTGAAGTCCCAATTGTTCGCCCCGTCGGTGAACTCGCCGTTCTCCACGGACGTTGCCGTGGGCGACGGCGCAGTGATGGGAACGACGATGTCGCCGGGCTGGTACAGGGTGCCGGATTGCCAGACGGGATACGCCATTACTGCGCCTCGCTGCTGTTCGAAGTCGACCGGGAGCCACTGCCGTAGCGCTCCTTCACGGATGAAGGAACAGGGGTGGTCGGAGTGCCCGTCTCCTGGTCGACGGTGTAGGGGTTCCGGTTGCTCACGTCCTCGATGACCGTCTCGCCAGGATTGGTTGGCCACGTCGGCTCCACCGTCCCAGAGCGCGGGCTATCACCCACCGTCTCGGTGACCGCGTACCGGTAGCCGTTGTCCACGACGGGCACGACGACATCGCCCAACGCGCGGCCGACGTTGGGCGCCCAGGGGGTGTACCCGGCGCGGTCCGACTCGACGCGGTAAGCCATCCCATTGCCCTCGGTGGGGCGAACGAGCGTTCCCGGGAGGTAGATGTGGTTCGGCTGCCAGACCTCCCCCTTCTCCAGCCAGTAGTGGCGGATGAGGCCATCGGCAAACTCGGCCACCACGTACAGGTAGCCGAGGAACGGCAGCGCGAAGTGGATGTCCTTGATGGCGGTCGCCGGTGCCGTGGGGTGCCGGATCACCTCCACCTCGACGCGCGAGGTGCCCGTGTCGACTACCAGATGCGAGAACACCACGAACTTGCCTTGGAACCAGACAAGGCCCTTCGTCCCGGGCGGGAGCACCACTTCGATGCGCGTGCCAGGACGGCACTTGATGGTCCGCGCCGCGGTGACGTACCCGTTCAACAAGTCGTAGAGGGAGTCCGGCGAGGCACCGCCTTTGTCACGCAGGCGGGTAATGCCGGCCTTTACTGCGGAGAGGTTCTGTTGGCGCATGGGTCAGGACTCCGGCCAGTCGCCAGCGGAGGCAGGCCGCACTGCCGGCGGAGGCACGCACGCGCCTGGCACGTAGCGCCGCGTCTGATGGGACTCCGCGACGCGACTGCGAACATAGGCCGTTGCCTGGGCCGCGTAGTTGCCGGCGTCGGGCTGGCTGTAGTGGGCCTTCGCGTTGGCCAAGGCCTGCAGAAACACGGCCTCCGGGTCCACCGTCAGCACATCGGTGCCCAGGGCGAGCTCAGCTGGCCCGAATGCCCCCTTGATGCGCAGCTTCCATGCAGAATCGGCCGGTGCCGGCCACAGCTCGATGCACTGGCGAATCTCGTAGTGCGTCGGCAGGCCCTGCACGTCCGCCGAGTAGAGCGTCGGATCGATCCCGCACACCAGCGGGCGCCAGCTGCCGTCGCCTTCGGAGATCCCGACCCAGTGGACCTTACCCGGGTCCAGCACCTTGTCGCAGGCATCGCTGTTCCCGTCCAGGTCGTAGAACCGCTGGCTGGCGACCAAGTCCCAGGTGAAGAACCGCTCCTGCCGCATCAGGGCGTAGCGCCGGTACAGGAGCTCGTGGGCGCTGCGCACGAAGTCGTCCAGCAGATCGGCCATCCCCGGCGGCAGCACGCCCATGGCCACCTGAGTAGCGAAGCCCAAGCGTCGGGCGATGCGCAGCCGTATTTCCTCCAGGGTCACCGTGGGCTGGCCGTCGTCGCACTCGCAGTTGTAGGTCATAGCTGCCATCGCCTCTCCTTCACGAAAAAGGCCGGCCGGAGTCACCCCCGACCGGCCGCCGTCACCGCCGCCAGCGGGTCGGGTTACTGCTTGCGGGACTCGCTCTCGTCATCGATCGCGGCCAGCAGATCTTCACGGCCCTGCCCTTCGGCTTCCGCCGCCTCGATGGCAACCAGGTCCGCATCGCTCAGGTCCTTCAGCTTCTCGGTGATGGAGGCCACATCGCCGGCCAGCAGCTCGGTGAAGTCAGTGGCCACCGCCGCATCCTTGCCAGCATTCGCCGCGGCCTTGGCGGCGTTCTTCTCCGCCCTCTTCTCGGCAGCGGTCTTGGCCGGTGCAATGGTCGTGGTCTTCGCCGCGGCCTTGGCACTCGACGGCTGGCGGCTGTCGATGAACTTCTCCAGGTCCCGCTGACGGTTGAAGTAGCGGGCGCGGGCCGCGTCGGAGTCGGCATTGCCGCCGTACTTCTTGACCAGGCCGGCGAATGCAGCGCCGACGTCGAAGTCTTCGACCTGCATTTCCTTGGACTCCAGCTCGGTCACCAGTTCCTCGCCGTAGATCTCTTCGAGGATGGGCTGTTCGAACTCCGGCACGGTGGTCGGGAGCTTGGTGCTGGCGTCACGGTCGATCAGGAGCGTGACGAAGGTGAGGATGATGGACTTGGCCATTACTGCACGCCCTCCAGGGTGATGGGGCCCGTGGCAGCGGCACCCAGCTTGACGAACTTCGGCAGGTCGGCGATCTCGACCACCGGGCCCTGCGTCGCGGTCGCGCTCAGCAGCGTGACCCAGCCCGCGTCGCCGCTGGCCGGGGTGGCACCACTGGCCAGGCCGGGGTGGCCCTGCAGCAGCACGCCGCTGCTGACCGAGGCATTGCCGCCAAGATGGGCCAGCCCTTCGCGCCCCTCCCCGCCCAACAGCGGGGTCTTCTTCAGGGCCACGATGTTCGTGCCCTGTACGGTGATGGTGTTCGGCATTTCTTTCTCCTGGCCGGCGAGGAATGCCCCGCCGGCACGTTGTGGGTAATCAGGCGATGCTGAAAACCGCGTTCGAGTTACGCTTGCGGCAGGTCAGGCCGTAGTCCGCGGTCAGGCCGAAGTAGTACGTGTAGCGGTCGTACACGCGCGGCGGGGTGCGGCGGATCATCCAGCGGCCCTTGACCGGGCGCAGGCGCAGGGCCTTGCTGTTGAGGAAGTAGCCGCGCTTCTTCCACGGATACGTGATCGCACCCAGCTCTTCGTCCAGGGCATCGAAGGTCGGATCCCACACCACCGGCACTCCCTTGAACGCCAGCGCCTTGGTGCTCGGGTCCAGCGTCACGCCGCCGGTGGACGCCTGGCCCAGGTTGATCTGGCGCCCCATGACCTTCAGCGCGTCAGCCTGGATGGCGTCGTACATCGCCGAGCCCACGACGATGAAGTCGGGGTTGCCCAACTTGCCGTAGGTGATCGTCTGGCGCCACAGGGTTTCCAGCGTCGAGATCAGGTTGCCGGCCGTGGCCGTGCTGATGCCCATCACCGCCCAGTTGCGCCACCACGGGGTGGTCGACGCATCGATGCCACCGATGACGCCGGCGTTCGGGGTGGTGCTGACCAGCGCGTCCAGGCCCGGCACGGCCTTGGGGTTGGCCGAGCCGTCGAGGTGGATCTCGCGGTCCCAGTTCTCCTGGAAGCCGTCCTTCAGCGTGGTCCAGCCTTCCTGCAGCTTGTCCACGATCTGGATCTTCTCGGCCTCGGTCATCTGCGCCGACTTGTCGTCGGTCAGGATGATGCCGTTGTTGGCCAGCTCGGTCTCGTTGAGGCTGAAGCCGTCGTGTGCCTCGTAGTGCTGGAACGGCGCAAGGCGCACCGTGTCCTTCCGGTTGAACGTGACCTGGTCGTCGCCGGAGTAGTTCTGGTAGTTGCTGTCGTTGGTGAAGCGCACCTTCTCGTTGAAGATGCCGTTTCCGAAGACCGTCTCGGTCTTCTTCTCGATCAGCCACTTGGCCAGCGGACGCTCGCTGGTGAACTGGTCGATCGGGTCGTCAGTCGCATAGGAATGCATCTGGTAGTTGGCGCCGGACGCCAACTGGGCGGGAGTCAAAGGCATATCGCACCTCGGAGGGAAAGAGGAAGCCCGAATGGGCGTGGTCTCTCGCGTTCCGAGGGCGCGACTCTCGTTTCAGCGCTACCGGCGGCGAACCCGGCTTACGTCACTCGCGATGCCGGCGTTGGCCGGCTGCATCGCAATATGCGCCAGCCGGCATGCCAGTCAACGGGGTTATGCAACGTTCGTGTTGAGGCCGGGATTGTCGGGGCGCTGGGTGCCGGCGAGGTCGGCGGCAGCATCGGCATCGGTCAGAAGTACGGGCTGATGGGGATCGCCGAAATCGTCAGCCAGCTCATAGGTTGCGGCGAAGATCTCCGGCTTGCAGGGGTAGAACTCGCCTTGCACTCCCCGAATGATCCAGTCGCCTGAGGCAGCAAGCATCTCGCCCTCCAGCGTGGAGATGAGAATTCCATCCTCCGGCCGGACCATGCTTGCACGCCGCGCATCTGCACTGTGCCAGCCCATCCATGCAAGTACCTGATTCGCCGAATCCTTGCTGCCGTGGAACTGCATGGCCTCGATAACCACTGGCTTCTTGCGATACATGCCCATGACTTACCTCCCTTGGGTCTTGGCGAGCTGCACCCCGAAGTCGAAGGCGTTCTCCTTCGTCGGGGCCTTGCTCAGGTCCACGCCGGTGGCGCGGGCCGGGTTGTTGGGCGCCGCTGCCGGCTGGCGCTGCACGGGAGGCGCCACCGGAGCGGGTGCGGCCAGGTAGGCCTTCTGGATCGCCGCGGCCCACTGCTGGGGCGGCAGGCTGTCCTGGATGACCGCGACCATGGGCTGGATGGCCTTGAACTTGGCGTCGAAGTGCTGCGGGTCGGCGGCACGCAGCTGGGCGCCCAGCGCCTGCACGTCCTGCATCGCCTGCTCCTGCGCCAGGGTGGCGGCCTGCGACTGCTCCATGGCCTGCCGCTGGCGCTGCTGGCTGTCCTGCTGGAGGGCCGAAGCGCGACGGGTGCGGATCAGCTCTTCCGCTGCCGCCTTGGTCATGTCGCCATCGGCCACCTGCTTGGCCAGCTCGGGATACTCGGCCAGCGGGTCGTAGCCCGGTGCCGGCCGGCCCAGCTCCTTGGCCAACCAGGCCATTTCCTGCTGCATGAAGTCGTAGGCCTGCGCCATCGCCGCCGGGTCGCGCGAGTTGATGGCGGCCAGGTAGTTCAGCGCGTTGCCCATCTGCTGCGGATCGGCACCGGTGGACTTGATCGTTTCCTCCCACTGCCGGCCGCGCTCGGCATCGGGGCGCAGCGTCTCGGCCTCAGCCGCGCGCTCGCTCAGTTCGCGGAAGCGCTTCTGGGTCCGCTCGTTCGAAATGCCCAGGTCCTTGATCTCGGCGTCGATCGCATCGGGCTGGTTCGCAGCCTCCGCAGCGGCAGCTGCAGCCGCCGGGTCCGGCTCACCACCCTCCCCGCCCTCGGCGCCCGGTGCACCAGCGCCGGCAGCGGCAGCGCCTCCATCAGCGGCAGCC